CAGTCCGCCCACCCTCGCCGTCTGAGTTCGGCCTCTCGGCTGGCGAGAACTTCCTGGAGGCGGGCGACTTCGCGGGTGCTGTCGTCGCGCTGCCGCCGGAGGTCGCGAAGGGATTCCTCGATCATGTCGAGCGCCTTGTCTGTCCGTTGCCCGGAGGCGGGCAACGCGGGTGAGTCAGCAGATGGCTTGGCCCGTTGCTTGATCTTTTCCACGGCCGCCGGCATCAGAGCGGTGAGCAGAGTGACCAGGGCGGCGAAGATGGCGAGGGTGGCGGCCAGCCAGGGCGGGCCGACCGGCGTCGCCTCGGCGGCGAGCTGCACGGCGACAGGACCCCTTCCGTGGTCACCAGCGGCCTGCTGTGCTCGGCGCTATTCCGGCAGCGGGGGTGCGCCCGCGATGGTGTCCCAGACGGAGTTCACGGTGAACTGCACGTCCCCGTCCGTGGAGGCCATGGTGATGACGGGGTTGGTGGCGACGGCCCACGCGAACCGGGTGCCGTAGTTGGAGGGGTCGGCGAACACGTTGGTGGCCAGAGCGCGCCGCAGCTGAGAACGGGCCGGGTTGTTCGAGTCCTGAGCCTCGGCGCCGACGTCCTTCGCGGCGGTGGACACAGCGGCCTGCACGCGGCGGACGAACGGCGGGAACGAAGCGAGTTCGGCGCTCTCAGCGAGGGTTGAGGCCATGGATTTCCTTTCCTATGCGGACTTTCCGAGCACCAGCCATGCCCCGGGAACGGTGGCGTCGATGTGGACGATGTCGCCGGTGGTCGGGGTGTAGCTGGCGAGTCGGGGAAGGGTGAGCGAGCCGCCTTGGACGGTGACGATCACCTGGGAACCGGACACGCCGGTGACCGTGCCGGTTTTGCGGCGGGAGGTGAGCGCCTGGTCCACGACCCGGGCGACGGCTTCGGCGATGCGCATCGGCGGCCTCCTCCCGGGTCAGGTTTCGGCCGGCAGGTCGTCCGAGCGGGTCGTGATCGACTGCGTGCCATCCGGGGACAGCGGTACAGACAGCTTGTCGATGACGTGGTGCGTTTCTCCTGCCATGGTGTCCACGACGGTGAGGACGTCGCCGCTGTCGAGGGCCGGGTTGACCAGGGTTTCGATTTCGATCTGGGCGGCGGTTCCGCGCACGCGCGCGAGAAGGGCGTCCGCGGTCGTCTGGCACTGCGCGGCGGTGGTCAGCAGCTCGGAGGTGTAGAACCTCGGCTTCTTGCCGAAGGGGCCGCCGTAGTAGGCGAGGCTGGTGGTGTCGGTGGCGGTGGCGTACACAGCCGGAACGCCGTCCGTGCGCTGGCCACTGGCGACGATCCGGTTGTAGACCAGCTCCCGGCTGAGCTTGTCCTTCGCAGTCAGCAGGTTCCCGCCGTTGCCGGTGCGCACCGTCCACACGGGCGCCTGGCTCATCGTCGGTTGTGGCCGGATGACCAGGCGGCCGAGCTGGTCGAAGAACGCCTCCGCGCCGAGGAAGTCGCCCAGTTTTTCGACCGCGTCCCACCGCTCGCGCTCGATGACAATCACCGACGCCACCAGGCCGGAGCCGGTCTGGTCGACTACCTCGACCTGCGCGCCGAGGGTTTCCCTGACCAGGCGCGCGATCTCGCCGACGGCGGTCGCATTGGCGATGGTCTGAGCGGGGACGTCGAGCCGGTCTTCGGCGACCCGCGCCGCCGGGTCGACCACCTTGACCGTGAGATCGCCCGAGCTGGAGACCGGCCGAGTCCGGGACGCCTCGTCGAGGTAGCCGCTCATCAGCGGCACCCACTCGGTGTCGCCCGAGGTCAAGACGATCCCGTAGTCCACACGGCAGGTAGAGCCGTAGGGGGCGAGCAGGTCGGTCGGCGAGCGTGGCCACCAGCGCGGATCGGCCTGCACGGTCGCGCTCCGGCGGATCTTGCTGGTGGCGTCGACGTCAACGGAGCCGCCGGAGATCGGCAACTCCAGCACGCCGTAGGTCGGGCTGAACACAGTGGCTCGTGCCTGCATCGAGTGCGACTGCGCGAGGGCGATCCGGGCCTGAGTGGACAGCGGGAACACCGGCGCCCACCTCCTGCTCAGACGGCGAGCGCGCTTGGCGCCTCCACCTCGTGGAATGGCGCGGTCAGGATGCGGGTCTGCTGGTAGGCGCGGCGGTTGCCGGCATCCTCGGCGAGGTCGCCGAGGGCGAGCCACAAGCCGGTGCCGTAGCCGAATTCGGCGGGGGTGCGCAGGTACACCGGCTGCAGGTCGGCGAACAGGTCCAGCAGCGCGTCCCGTTCGTCGAAGGACAGGGCGCCGATGGTCAGATCGCCGGTCGCGGCGCGGCGTGCCGCCGAGGACACGATGATCGGATAGGTCGCTCCGACCGGGTAGAAGATGCCGCGGTTGGCTTCCCGGGTCCGGGTGGGGACCGAGCCCACGTGGACGGTGACCGGCTGGGATGACCGGGACGGGTGGGTCAGCCAGGTCTGGCCCAGGCTCAGCAGGGTGGCGAGCTGGCTGGTCATCGCGCCGCCCGTGGGGGCGGGGTTGACCACCTGGTACCGCACGGGCACGTCGAGCGGGCATTCGCCGTCGTCCATGACCAGCAGCGGTGCCAGCGTGGATTCCGACAGCCCGGCGGTTCCGACCCAGGTGCCGCCGTAGGAGCTGCCGTCGAAGTAGGAGCCGGACGTGGGTTGCGTCTCGACGGTGACGCCGTCGAGGGCCATCACTGCGGCTGCGGGCAGCCCGGCCGCGATGATCTTCATCGTGGGGGTCACGGCCCCAGGCGGCGGGGTCAGGGTGACGACTTGCCGGGAGAACTGCGACACCGACGCGTTGACCTGGTCGGTGGTGAGGGCGGTGCTCGCGCTGGTCAGCGGGACTCCGCCTGCGTCGGTCCAGGTGATCTGGACCGTGACCGAGGTCGGCCGGGCGGAGAACCGCAGGTCCACGCCGATGGTCACCTGTGGCGCGCCGGGGACCGTGGTGGGGACGGTCACCCCGAGCGATCCGGCCGCCGCGACGGTGGCCGTCAGGTACGCGTCGCCGTGCGGGGCCGTGGAGCTGGTGACCCGGGCGAGGGTGGGGTTGCCCTCGTCCGGGACGTAGCCGTTCAGCCCGGCCTCGAGGCCGGGATTGGTGGCGTAGTTGTACCGGGTCGGGTCGGACACCCACAGCGGGTTGCCTCCGCGTACCGGCCACAGTGTCCCGTCCGGGTGCTGGCGGATCAGCTGGACGACGGCGGCGTTGGGCCACCACGCGGTGATCCGCATGACGCCGGCCTCGGGCACGGGCCGGAGCGAGATCCCGCCGCCGGGGTACGGCAGCGGGTACACGTTCCCGGCCCATGCCCGCGACGCGTAGGCCAGCGAGGGGTTTCCCGAGTACGTCCACTTCGTGGTCCCGCCGGGGATCGGCGGGGGAAGCTCCTGCTGCCCGGGAAGCGTGGCGGACTCGGGGCCGACAGCCGCCGCGTACGGGGTGCGGCCGTAGCTCTCGCTGGCCCACGACATGTCGGCACCGCCCCCTTAAATCCGGACACCGCGCGCGATGGCCGTGCCGGTGGCCTGCTCGCTCTTCTCGATCTGGCCGTCGACGAACGCGGTCAGCCCGTCGTCGCTGATGGACAGCTCACCGACGATCCGCACGGGCTCGCCGGTGCCGCGCAGGGAGCCGATGACGTCCTGAGCGGTGTCGTGCGGGAGCACGAGCTCCGGCTTGCCGGTGCCGTTGTAGACCGGCGTGAAGCCCGGCTGGAGCCAGCCGCCCTGGTCGTACCAGTGGTGCGCCTGCCAGAAGGATTTCGCGCCGAGCGGGTCGTGGTAGCGGCTGGCGATGTAGGACAGGCCCCACTCCGCCTGTCCAGCCGGGGAGGGCGAAACCGGGCCGTAGATGCTTTCCATCTGCTGAAACAGGCCCCGCGCGGAGCTGGTCGGGTTCGCCGCGGCCGGGTTCCAGCCGGACTCGTGGCTGATCAGCCAGGACAGTGCGTCCCGCTGCGGGCCGGAGCCCCAGCCGTACCGACCGGCAACCGCGCGCACGGCCGCCACGACCTCGGGCGAACCGCTGGCGGTGGCGGTGCTGGCGTAGAGCTGGGCCAGCTGCTTGACGCCGTAGTCGCGGGCACCCTCGATTGCGGTACGCGCGATGCCGGCGCCATCGACGGCCGCGACGTTGCCCGGGTAGCGCCGGACAGCCTCCTCGGCCTGGCGCAGCGCCTCGGCGAAATACGGGCTGACCACGGCGGCCGGGTCCAGCCCGCCTTCGCCACCGGACACAAAGGACCCGCCCACGACCGGCAAGAACGCATGTGAAGTGAACTGGGCGGAGTCCGCGCCTGACGCGCCCGCGCCGACCTTCACCGGCACGTTGAAGGTCTGGGCCTCCAGGTTGACCCCGGCCAGCGTCCCGGCCGTGTGGTGGCTGTTGTAGCCGGTGGCGAATGCCGACCCGAGCCCGAAGGCGAATCCCGGCCACGGCTGGCTCGCCGCCGTGCCCAGCCGCCGGTACGGGGAATCCCCGCGCAGCACGTTCGACACCGCCGAAAGCAGCCCCGAGCAGTCGTACCCCACAGGGCCTGTGCCGCCCCAGATGTACGGTTTCCCTGCCTGGGCGCGGGCGAACTCCAGGCCCCGGGCGACAGCGGCGTTGGCCTGGCTGCCGGTGTCGGCCACCAGGCCGCCCCGGGCGTACCCGGCCGCGCGCAGCGCTTCGGCTTGGCCAGAGTTGAGCGCATCCAGGAACGGCACGATCCGCTTGGCGACCGCGGCCCGCACCACGAACTCACCGCGCGAGAGGCGCGCGAGGATCGAGTCCGACGTCGCGGTGCCCGGCCCGGAGACCGGACCACCGGTGGCGAAGCCGATCGGCACCGGCCCGATGGGATGGTTCAGGCCGAAGTCGGAATTCAGCTTGTTCCAGGCGGCCACCAGACCGCCGTTGAGCGGCCATTGCAGGATCCAGCGCACCGGGTTGCCCGCGTACCCGGGCATCTCGGCGAACCGGGCCTGCACCCACCCGGCCGTGAAACTGACCGCCGAGCGCACCGACGCCAGACCGGCGATCAGGCCGGACAGCGCGGCGTTCTGCGCGGTCACCGACGACTGGACCACGGCCGCCAGCAGCGACCAGGAACCGGCCATCGTGGACTGAAGCTGGTTCTGCCGGGCCACGATCGCCGCGACCCCGGTAGCCACGGCCCCGGACACCGCAAGCCACACGGCCACCGCCGTGCCTTCGACGCCCAGCAGGCTCGCGGTCAGCACGAGGTCGGCCGCTGGCAGCAGCGTGCCGGTGTGCAGCTCCAGCAGCTCCAGCGCGGGCAGCAGCACGGTGGTCACCGTGTCGGCCAGCGCCGCCGAAGCGGTGTCCAGCGCGGCCGTGGCCTGTGTGGACGCGGCCGGATCCGCCGCGGTCGCGGTGACCGCCGGGGCGGTCGTCGCCGAGGCCGGCGACGCGCCCACGATGCCGCCCGCCGCGAACCGGGCCACCAGGCCGCCACTGGCGGCGACGGTGGGACGTCCGGCCATGGCGGCGGCGTTCGCGGCGAGGATCGTGGACGGGCCGAGCGCGCGCACCAGCTCGGGGACGAGAACCGCTTCCCCGGGCGAGAGCACTGCGCGCACGCTGTCGCGGCCCGGGGCGTAGCCGGGCACGACCCCGCCGCGTGCGAGCTTGAGTTCCGGGAGCGGGTCCACCCCGGGGATCAGGCTGGCGGCGGTGTTGTAGACCTCGCGCAGGCCGTGGTTCCAGATGATGTCGATCACGACCTGGATCGGCTTCTTGATGAATCCGACGATCGTGTCGAACACGTTCTTCGTGACGTCGCGCAGCTTTTCGAACCCGTCGCGCACGTCGGCCAGCCGGTCGCCGAACCAGCCGAGCACCGGCTTGACGACGTTGTTGTAGGCCGCCGACAGGGCACCGGCGATGGCGTCGAAGGCGGGCTTGATCCCGTGGTCGTACAGCCAGCCCGCCGCGTCGCCGAGAATCCGGATCGCCAGCGCCCAGCCGTCGAAGTACGGCTTGACGAAAGTCGACCAGACCCAGCCGAGGAACGAGCCGATCGCCGAGAACGCAGGCTGGATCGCGTTCGACCACAGCCACGACGCGCCGTTACCGATCAGCGTGAAGACGAGGACCCAGCCATCGAAGTAGGGCTTGAGCAGCGTCGTCCACAACCACGAGAAGAAGCTGCCGAGGGTGCTGAACGTCGGCTGGAGGACGTTGAACCACAGCCAGCTCGCCACGTCCGCCACCGCACGGAACGCAATGACCCATGGTCCAATAAGGACAGTCGAGATGACCGCAGCGAGGATTCCGGCGGCCTGCCCGATGAAGGAGAAGGTCGGCGACAGGATGTTCGTCCACAGCCACGAGGCGACCTGACCGACAATCCGAAGCGCCGCAACGATTCCGTCGAACGCAGGCTTGAGGATGTTGACGTATGCCCACTGCGCGGCCTTCTGGATCACGCCCCACAGGCCGATCCAGAAATCCCGGAACCCCGCCGACGTCTGCCAGAAGTACACGAATGCCGCGACCACAGCCGCGATCGCGCCGATGATCAGCCCGACGGGATTGGCGTTCATCGCCGCGTTGAGCAGCCATTGCGCCGCCGCCGCACCCGTGGTGGCCAGCTCGTAGAGCTTGATCGCCCCGGCTACGGCGGCGTACCCGGTGGCAAACGCTCCGATGGTGACGGCCATCGGCGCGAGCCAGTCCGCGTTCTCGCGCACCCACTGCACCGCGTCACCCAACGTCGGCAGCAGGACCCCGCCGAAGAAGCTGACGAGTCCGGTTTCGAGCGTCCGCTGAAACGCGACGAGCCGTTGCCCTGCCGAGTCGTTGAGCGTCGCACCCATGCGATCGGCCGCGCCGCCCACGTCGCCGAGCGCGGCCACAGCCTTGCTCGGGTCCAGCGCGAACAACGCTTGCCCGAGGTCCTCGGCTTGCGTGCCGAACAACGCGACCGCCGCCTGCGACCGCGCTACCGGGTCGGGCATCGCACGCAGCTTGCCGAGCACCAGGTCCAGGGACGCCGCGGCTTCCGGGCCGCCTCGCGCGATCTTGGCAGCCATGTCGGCGGCGTTGAGGCCGATGGCCTGGAAGCCCTGCGCGGTGAGCTTGCTCCCGTCGACTGCGCGGATCGAAAACTCTTTGATGGCATCGGCTACGAGGTCGCTGTTGCGCGCCCCTGCCTGCATTCCCTGCACCAGGAGGCCGGTTGCCATCGACGCGTCCAAGCCGAACTTCTGGAACTGGACGGCGTACTCGGTCATGGTGTCGAGCAGGTCCCGCGACCGGTCCGCACCCTGCTGGAATCCGCGCGTGAGCACGTCGAGGGCTTCGTCCGCGTCGCGAGCGAGCCCCGTCTTCATCAACTGGCCCACGGCCTGCGTGGTGCCGCCGAGGTCCACATCGAACGTCGCGGCCAGGTTGAGGACCTTCGCGGTGATCCCCGAGAGCTGATCGTTGGTGGCGTCCTCCATGACGAGCCCGGACTGGATGACCCCGCGAATGGCTTCGTTGATCTGGTCCAGGGACTCGCCGTACGCCTGCGCGTACAGGGTGCCGGCGACACGGCCGAGGTCGGCGGCCATGTCGGCGGGCGCCCCGAGCTGGGCGGCCAGCTTGTCGCCGAGACGCGCGTTCTCCAGCGTGTCCATGGCGATGCTCGCGGCGTTGCCGATCGCGGCCAGGCCGAACGCGAACGTCCCGGCCTGGCGCGCGGTGTCCACCAGGGACGATCCGAATCCGGCCGAGCGGCGGTCCGCCTTGTCCAGCGAGACCGTCACCGTGTCGGTGGCCTCGGCGGCGTTGCGCTGGGCCTTCTCGTACCGGTCGGAGGTCGAGGCCGTACGCTCCTGCGCCGTGGTCAGCCCGCGTTGCGCGGTGGCGAGCCGTTCTTCGGCGGCGGCGAGCGCGCTGGCCTTGGCGTTGCCGGACGCGCGTGCCTCGTCGAGGCGGGCTTCGGCAACGCGGACCTTGCCTGCCGCGTCCGCCTCGCGGTTGCGCGCGGCCTCCAGCTCGCCCGCGACCTTCTTGACGTTCTCCTTCGCGGCCTCGATACCGGTTCCCAGCGCCGCTCCGGCGCGGCGCCCCGCGTCCCCTGCCGAACGCTCCAGTTCTTGACTGATCTGCGCTCCGGCGCGGGAACCCGCCCCGGCCGCCTGCTTGGCCAGCTCCGCGCCCCAGCCGCGCGCCGAGGGCAGGGTGTCGATCCACACGACCTCGCCGGAGTTGACCATCAGATGTCACCTCGGCTCGCGACTATGATGAGACGGTCTACCTGGGTAAGGGAGTCGCGCGAACTGAAGACGGGGAGGCTTGCGAATGGGTGTTTATTTCATAAGTGGCGGTGGTGAATACGTAGAGCCCGTCCAGATTCCAGCGTGGCTCATCCTGTCCGGAGTTACCCCTCAGGCATTAATGCTTTACAGCCTTCACAAAGTAACCATCCTTGGCCAGAGATATATTGATTACGATCCAAAGGTTCCGAAAACGCAAGACGAGTACATTGCCGCATTACACCTAAGCACCATTGAAGAACTTGACGCAGCCCGCCTCGAACTGATTGACATTGGAGCCGTCGAAGAGGTTATCGAGACGGATCCCAGTGGCACTAATAAGAGAATCCTCAAGATTCACGACTTTGACACCCAAACCAGGCAAGAGCATGACCGACAGCGTCAACTCACCGAAGAGCGACGTCTAGACGCAGGTCGTAACGAACTCCCGGTTCAGCCGCCGGGATATATCTACCTAATTCAAGACTCCGTCTCAAAGATGGTCAAGATTGGATACTCAGCCAACGTCACTCAGCGACACAAGAACTTGCAGGGTAATAACCCGAATATCCTAGTTCTCCTGTGGCACACGCCTGGAGATCGGGCACTTGAAGATGCATTGCATCAGCTTTTCGCGAAGCGTCGAGTCCGCGGCGAGTGGTTCGACTTCGGCAAACTCGATGCCGTTAAGGAGGTTTCTCTCGCGGCGCAGAAGCTCCAGGTTTCGAACGTAAGCGTTCGTCAGTGAAGTTGTGCAGCCAAGGGGCGGGATGCGGGTCACGCTGCGGGTCGGGGTTTGTACTGGTCGAGGTAGGCGATCACGTCTTCGGTGTCGGCCTCTCCGCGGTCACCGATGCGGTCCTTGTCCTCTTCGCCTGGTCGCGACAGCGGGCGGGGTCGGCGTACTCCCTTCATCCCGGCTGCGCGGCCGGTGACGAAGGTGTTCTCCCCGAGGCGATCAGCCACGATCGCGAGCAGGTATTCGACGTCGCTCCACGCGTGCCCGTGCACCGCGCGGTGGAACGCGGAGGTGGGTGGCAGGTGCTCGATCAGCACGCGCAGGTGACGGAGGCTGATTTCGCCTCGCCAGAACTCGTTGATCGGGTTGCGCGGGGCGTACGTCGCGCACAGGGCGGCTTCTACCGCTTCCGGCGCCTGGCCGAGGAGGTCGAGCGCCGTGTAGGGCGGCCGTCCTCGTTGTCCTGGCGCATCTTCTGCATGTACTGGTTGATCGCGAGGATGACGTACCCTGCCCGGCCGCCGGCCTCCAGGAACTTCGCGTACTGGTCCTCGCCCATGTAGTACTCGGCGACCTCGACGTCGGTGTCCAGGTCGAGCAGGCCGTCCTTCCACTCGTCCTCGGCGGTGATCGGGTCCTTGCAGGTCCACTGCTGGGCCTTGAACGTGAAGGTGAAGGTGTCGGCGCTGCCGGTGGCTTCCTTGCGCTGGGCGAGGATCGCGTCCATGTCGATGGTGGACAAACCCGTGTTCTCCGTTCGGTGAGCGTCGGTGAGCGAAAGAGAAGGGGGCCGATGTGGACCGCTCACCACTTGTCCACATCGGCCCCCGCTTGAGGGCGGGTCACGAGCCGGTAGCCGGAAGCACCCAGCCTTCCTTGTAGACCCGCAGCGCGGAGTAGCCGTCTGAGCCCGGGTAGGCGGTGATTGTTACGTCGTAGCCGATCAGGGTGTCGGACTTGTAGGTGATCTCCCCGCGCTCGGAAACTTCAGCCATGGGAAGGAAAATCCGGCGATGATAGATGCCGTCGATGACGTCGATGCCGAAGCAACGCAGGTCGCGTTCCGGCTTTCCCTTCTCCACAAAGGACACCACGGCATCGGCACCGGTGCCGGTCTGGGTCATGTCATCGAGCCCGACCCGGTAGTACAGGCTGACGGTGTCGTACTTGGACTCCCAGAGCGTCGCCTGGTAGGTCTGGGTGGACTTGGTAATCTCCGAGCGGATCGGCGTGGCGGACTGCCAAGGAGTGAACTCCTCCTTGTCCTCGTCCCGGCCCTCAACGATTCCGTCGTCGGAGATGTAGCCGAGATCGCGCATGGCCGCGTTCCAGGCGTCCATCGTCGTCGCGCTCGGCGCGGTCGTGCCCAGGGGGCCGACGTAGAGCGCCCCGGTCACGCCCAGGCGCGCGAGGGCAGAGTTCTGTGCCACGGGGTTTCTCCCTTGGAGGTGCGGAGCCCCGGGTGAGCGAGCGGGGTGCGGATCGGACGTGGGCGGGCTAGTCGGCCCGGATGGTGAGTTCGACGGTCAGCCCGCTACGGCGGACCGAGGGGTTGTAGTCCGGCCGCCAGGCGGGACCGGCTGGTTCTTCAACGTCGGCGACCTGGCCCCACTGGTTGCCCTGCCCCGCCAGCTGGATCAGATGGTCGGACACAGTGGACGCCAGGTCGGTCGCGGCGGCGCGGGTGGTGGCGTAGGTGTCGAGGTCGACGCGGGGCCGCCACAGCAGGGGCCGGCGATCGTTCCAGGGCCGGGCCAGCTTCGGGCCGGGCAGGCAGGTGACCTGCACGACCGGCAGAGCTTCCTCGAAGCGGGCGGGCAGCTCGGCGAGGACGCGGATTCCGCCGAGGCGCCCGGCGAGCCAGGTCACCACCAGCGCCTCGACGTCGATCACTTGTCGGCGGCCTTGGCAGGGGCCTTGCGCGGCTCGGTCTTCCCGGGCTCGTCCTCGGCGTAGCGGGCACGGCCTTCGTTGACCATGACGGCCGCCTCGTCGTCGTCAACGTCGACCGTCTTGCCGATCTTCGTGTGGTCGCGGCTGAACGCGACGATCACCTTGGCCACGATGGTCTCCTTCTATTTGCTGCCCACCGCGCGGCCGAGCGCGCGATGGCGGGGAACGTTCTCGGTGCCGTACTCGCCGTACAGGTCGTCATGCACGACGCGGGCGTAGGCCCGGCCCTTCGGTCGGACGCCCTCCTCGACGGTGACGGTGGCCTCGGACCCGGCCGCGGCAAGGTTCGCGCGGGTGCGTGCGGCGATCTGGTCGGCGACCATCCGCAGACGCTTGCGGACCGAAGGCAGAGCCACGATGCGCCGCCACTCGCGGTCCGACAGCTGGATACGGGGCATCGTCATCCACTCACTTTCTGAACGTCGACCTCGCAGTGGTGGACCGCGCCGGGCCGGATTGGATGCGGCCACCGGGCGATCTCGCCGATGACCTCGCAGGTCCGGCCCGCCCACTCGATCCGGTCGGTCGGGGTGACGTCGAGGTCCATCCCAGCCGGCGTGTAGATCCGCCAGCCGGTTGTCACCATGTCCCGGGCGTCGGTGGTGGCCTCCGTGGACGAACGTGGCTGCACGCACACACCGGGCACGACGGTGCGCGCCCCGGCCCCGTAGTCCAGGACGTCGGAGCCGTACCGGTCCTGGGTGACCCGGGGCCGGACGAGGGTGACCGTGTCGCCGAAGATCACGCCTGATCCCCGTGGTTGAGCCGGTGCGCCTCAACCGCCGTCGTCCACGACAGCGGCATCTCGGCGTCCGGGGTGGTGTAGGAGACCGACTCGCCGCCCACGGTCATCGCCGACACGCCCGGCTGGACGGTGAGCACGTACCGGGCTTCGGTCAGCACCGCGTCGGCGACGTCGTCGGGGATCGGGTCGTGGCCGTGGGTGTAGACGACCCGTATGGCGTTGAGCTCGTCGGGCCAGCAGGCCCGGCGGCGCAGGACACCATCGCGAGACCAGGTGTAGTCCGTGACGGCCTGGCCGCGCACTTCCACGGTGGCCACGGCCAGCACGGGCGCGGTCGGGAGGAACAAGACCGTCCCGCCGTGCCCGTCGAGCCAGATCTCGTCATCGGCCACACGCGACACCGGGTGCCTGACTGCTCCCCGGAACCGGGCCGAGGCCGCGGCAAGCGCGTCGGCCACGGCCGGGTCAGCGACGTCACGGCCTGCCTGTCGCGCGAGCGCGGTCAGGTCGGCAAGCGGAGGGAGAGATCCCATGTGTTCCCCCCCGTAACGGATCAAGGCGCGCGGCCGACTGAGATATATCCAGGAGCGATGGGAGAGGTATGGACGTCTCGTTTGTGTACTTAGGCGATGTCGACGGTTATCTCGTGACCGTGGACGGACAGCACAGAGGGGTCGTCGATAGTGAAGACCTCGACGATTACTGCCCTCTGTGGAAGTTGCGCGACGACGCCGATCCCGCAGCACTGTTGGCCCAGGTAGATCCGTACATCCACCCCCGGAAAGACGAGGCACGATGAACTTGTGGGCCGACGCGTTCGACACCATGAACGCTGTGGAGAACGAACACGGCGACAGCCTCACTGTTGACCAGCGGCTAAAGTTGGCTGAGGTGAAGGCACTCCTGTCCATCAGTCAAGAGCTTTCAGGCATCCATCACCAAGGAATCAACCCCGAGTTCAGCGCTCGCGACTAGGACTTGTTCTGCGCAGACCGCCGTTTGTCGGCAACCTCTCGTCGCTTCGCTTCCGTAGATTTGGGTTCTGCCCCTGGAGGAGCTGACTGATCGTCTGCAATCACTAGTGCGACCGGAACACCGACGAGAAGCTCGGCGTCAGCTTCGGTGAGGTTCATGATGGTGTCGTGGCCGTTCACGGTCACGCGGTATTCACGCAGCTCAGCCATGGAGGGGGCCTCCTCGATTCGCTCGTCGACGCCGGTGGTGGACGTGGCCATCCCGCAGGAGAAGTCCGGGCTTCCGCAGACGGGACAGCCGACGTCGCCACGCATCAGACGAGGGTGACCTTGCAGAACGCGGACGGCTGGATGACGCCGAACGCGGCGCGCATCTCGGCCAGGATCGCGACCAAGTTGCGGACGAAGAAGTCGGCGTGGCTGTCGGTGACGGTCACGCTCGACTGCTCGCGGTCCCACAGGATCGCCTTGCGGAAATCGCCGACCCACGCCTGTCCCGGCGTGGCCGCTTCCGACTCGATGACCGGAAGTCCCCACAGCGGGGAGGTGCCGTTCGCGCCGGACGGGCCGCCGAAGTAGAACCGGCCCTGCATGTCGCTGATCTCGTCCAGGGTCTCCAGGTCGTTCGGGTGGATCACGACGCCGTTGGCGACCGACCGGCCCACCGTGCGCACCTTCGTCTTCGCGCGGCGAATGGCGAGCAGCCGGCCGAACCCGGCGGGCTTCCCGGCCGGGTCAGCGACGGCCGCCTGCGTCTGGGTTCCGGACACATTGGCCAGACCTTCGAAGTTTTCGCCCGTGCCGTCGCCCGCGATCATCTGGTCCTCAAGCTCTTCCTCGAGCCCGGTGTCCAGGAACGAGTCGATGAGGGTGCGGACCTGCGCGGCATCGGACAGAGCCCGCTTGGTGACCGGGATCCAGTGCGCGATGGTCCGCACCGGCGTGGTGACGCGGACCGTGGAGAACCCGGACTCGGGCTTCACACCCGCCTGAGCGGGCGTGACGACCGGGTTGCCCGAGCCCAGGGCCGCCGCCGTGACGGCCTCCGGCACCGGGGCGGCAGCGTTGTTCCAGCCGGTGACGCGGGCGTACTCGATCTGGTCGGAGGTGGTGGTCCCGCCGGTGACCAGCTGGCGGAGGGTCAGCGGGCGGAAGAACTGCTCCGGCCCGACCAGTAAGCCGCGGTAGTCCTCCGTGCGGAACGCACCGCCGGAGGTCGGCGAGAGCCCGGTGACCAGCTGCTTGTAGCCCAGCGGGCGGGACTGGACCCGCATGTCCTTGGCGAACATCCCGTTCGGGGCGGAGGAGAGCAGGTCCTTGTACTGCTCGGAGGTGATGAAGGTTTCGCCGATGCTGGTGCGGGTGCCGGCCTTGTAGCCGTCGTGTTCGGCCTGCTCGCGGCGGTTCTTCTCCTCGGCCTGGGCGTCGACCAGGCCCACGGCGTCGCCGAGGTCCTTGATCGCGTCGCGCACGGCGCCGTCGGCCTTGGCTGCGTCGAGCGCCTTTTTCGCGTCCTGGGCCTTGGCCATGGCCGCGGTGACGGCGGCGCGTTCGTCGTCGGTGAAGTCGCGGCCCTCGTCGTCGGCCTTGGCCGCGATGGTCTTCGCGTCGTTCAGGTGCTTGCGCAGCTCGTCGGCGAGCTGGGCGATCTTGTCGCTCAAGGGGGTTCCTCAGTTCGTGCGCGTGCGCAGACGAAGAGAGGCGGTTCCCTTGCCGGGCGCGCGCAATCGCCGGGGAGGCGGGTGCGCGGGCGGGGCCGGGCGTGGCCGTGGTACGTCAGGCAGATCGGATAGGTCAGGCGGTGAGCGGTTGCGACTCGGCGTCCAGCAGGGCCAGCGACGCCCGCAGCAGGGCGGAGCTGGCGGCCGTGGACGGGGCTTCGGCCGACGGGGCGGGCGGGGTGCTCGCGGGGCCGGTGGACTTGTCCTCGTCGCCGCTGTCCAGACTGGACAGCACGGTCTCGATGGCGTCGGTGCTCTCGGCGATCTTCGCCAGGGCGTCGCGCAGTGCCGTCTCGTTTTTCGCCGAGAGGGTGCGGCCCGCCTTCACCGACGGCCTGGCTTCGGGTGCAGGGCGGGGCGGGGTGTCGGCGGGCGGGTTCTTCACGGTCAGCAGCTCGGTTTCCTGGTTAGCCCCGATCAGCGTGGGGCCGACCTCGTACAGCTTCAGCTTGCGCAGCTCGTAGTAGCCGTCGCTGCCGTCCTCGCCGTCGGTCTTCTCGATCCAGCCGCCCTCTTGAATGTCGTAAGCGAAGGAGAACTGCCGGACCCGCCGCCCCTTCAGGAGCTTGTAGACCTTGCTGGCCTTCGGCTCGTCGAGGTCGATGCGGGCGCGGACCCACAGGCCCTCGTCGCGTTCCTCGGCGTCTTCGACGTAGCCGATGTGGTAGTCCGGGTCGTGCGACATGTGCGACCACAGCACGGGAATCGGGTCACCGGAGGCTTTCCACTCGGCGAGGGTGTCAGCGAATGCACCGGGGACGATCTTGTCACCGACAGAATCGAGGTTGTACGCGGCCACGATGGCCTCGAACACCCCGTCTTCGGTGCCGTCCTGCTCGCCTGCGGCCTTGATCCGGACCGGGCACGTCTTCTTCCTCATCGCGTGACGCCCTCCAGGAGTCTCGTGGCGGTGGCGAGCACGGTTTTCGGCTCGGGCGCGGTGTCGGTCGGCGAGGCTTGGCCGCCGGTCAACACGTTCAACGGGGTGACCAGCTCGTCGCCGCCGTCGATCTGCGGCAGGTTCACCCGCGCTCGCGCCTCGTTGCGGGTCATCCACGGCGCACCGGTCGCGGTCTGGAGCTGCGCGGCCTGTTCCTCGAAGGATCCGCGCAGCTTCTCGGCGAGGTTGAATTCGAGGTACACATCAGCGGCGTCCGGGAAGTCAGGGACGAGCTGGAGGTGAAGCTCCTCGGTGATCATGGTCAGCCACGGGCCGAGGGTGTCCTGGTAGAGGTTCTTGTGCTGCTCGGTGATGTTGCTGTAGGTCGCGTGGTCAAGAATTCCGACCATCGGCAGCGGGATGTGGAAGGCGGAGGCGACCTCTTCGCGGGTGAGCTTGCGAGCCTCGATGTACTGCGCGGCTTCTGGTGTCACCGAGGCCGGGACGAACGTCATGCCGTCTTCGAGGATCGGTGTCCCGCCGGCCTTTCCGCCGTTGCCGGTGTACTGCTCCTGCCAGGACCGGCGGAACCGGTCTCGCGCGCCCTTGCCCCACTCCGGGGCGTCGACGGGCCGTTGGAGGTAGCCCATGAGCCGGGCACCGTTGCGCCAGAGCTGTTCGCGGTAGTGGCCCGCCTGGAACTCCTCGGACAGGATGCGCCGCAGGGTCTCCATCGGTGAGCAGCCCCACCGGCCGTCCTCCGGGTTGTAGCCCCGGAAGTGCACGACCTGCGCGGCCGGGATGTCGCGGTACCCGGTGGTGCCGCGGTAGCGGTAGGTCTCCACCGTGAACTGGTTCGAGGAGATCGGCGTGACGTAGCGCGGATCGAGCCGGACCAGCGCAGGAACGCCGGCTGCCGTCTTCGCGAGGATCGCGTTGTCGTAGATCGCCAGGTCCGACACCAGCGCTTCGATCAGCCGGTAGCGGGTCGTGAACGGGTTCGGCCGGGACAGCAGGGCGGCGAGCGGGTGGTCTGCGAGCCGTACACGATCCACATCGGACAGTCGCCGGTACACGTGGATGCCGAGCTGGGCGATGTTGCGGGCGAGGAACGACACGACGGTCCGCACCTGTGGCTGGGTTCGCCAGATGCTCGCGTAGTCGCGCGCAACTCCGTCCGCGAGGACTACGGCACCGCCGACCGGGATGGTGGCGGTCTGGTACTGGTGCACCGCTTCCAGGACGCCTTGCGAGATGACGAACGGCATCAACCGGCCCCCACGATCTGCACCCAGTTGATCCGGTCGCGCTCGATCACCACGTCTCCGTCCATCGCGACGGCCTCGCGGCCGGGCTGGACCAGGGACGCCGAGCGCATGACGACGAGGCGCCGATGCCGGCGCCACAGGATGCCGGTGATGGCCTGGTCGTCCACGAGCGACACCACGACCCGGCGGCGCGCGGCCACGGCCCGGCCCCGGTATTCCTCGACCGCGTGCCAGAGCAGCGACATGACGAGCAGGACCACGGCGGCGGTGAAGATGGGCAGCGCCACGCCTTGCCCCCTTCACACGATTTCGAGGTCGCCGTCGTCGTAGACGGACCTGCGGGGCGGGGTGTAGTGCACGGCGCGGTCAAGTCCCATAATCAGTGCGACCACGCCGTCGATCTTGTCGCCGCTGTTTCGCTTGCTGGGCTTGACGTTTCCGGCCGCGTCCATCTCGACGGCCAGGTTGTCGACCTGCCAGCGGATCGCCGGGTTGCCGCCGTGGCGCAGCCGGGGTGTCTCGGCGGTGCCTTCCAGCGCGAGGCGCTGAAACTCCTTGGTGGGTGCGGACATGGACCCGAAGCCCTGCCGCATCTTGACCAGCGGTGCGCCGTCGCCGAGCAGATCGGACACCAGCTGGCTGGAGTTCCAGGGGTCGTAGGCGATTTCCCGGACGCGGAACTTCTCACGGTCGAGGTTGATCTGCGTGCGGATGTAGTCGTAGTCCGCCACGTCGCTGGGTGTCGCGACGAGGAGGCCGCGGTCGACCCACACGCGGGCCTGTCCTGCGGTGCGCCGGTCGATGGCCTCCAGCGCGCCTTCCGGGCACCACAGCCGCCAGAGCAGGTCATGGCCGCCGTTTCCGTCGGGGAACACCCACGCCAGCGCGCACAGGTCCGAGGTGGACGCGAGGTCCAGCCCGCCGTAGGCGATGCGCCCGGCGAGCTTGCGTTCGTCCACGATGGACGCGTTGCGGTCCCACGCCTCCAGATCGAGGTAGCGGGTCTGCTGCCGGGTACGGATGCCCAGGTGCAGGCGCAGGAACTTCGCCAGGTCCGCAGGGCTGTTGCGGGCCTCGTTGGCCGCGTTCTCCAGGTAGGACTTCGACGGCGAGACACCGAAACCCGGGTTCGCCTTCTTCCACGTGCTCTCGGCGAACGGGTCGTCCTCGGCGTCGGCGGCCCACACCACGCCGTACATCGAGGTGTCCTTCAGCGCACCCCGGGCGATCTGCTCGACGTAGTGGCGGCGGCGGGCGTAGATCGTGGTGGACCGGCCGTCGTCGGCGGTGGTGATGGTGAACACCAGCGGCTGCGACCGGGAGCCTGTGCCGGTCTCCACGGCCTCGACCAGGTCAGGGGTCTTGTGGACGTGCAGTTCGTCGATGATCGCGCCGTAGACGTTGGCGCCGTGCAGCACGTCGGCCAATTTGGACACGACGGCGAAGTAGGAGCCGGTGGGCTGGTGGATGATCCGGTGCGCCAGCGCCTTCACATACGGCGATAGCGCGGGGCTCTTCTGCGCGAGCTGCCGCACCGGGTCGAAGCAGTACCTCGCCTGGTCCCGTCCGCTGGCCACGGCGTAGACCTGCGCGCCCTGCTCGTGGTCGGCGCACGTGAGGTAGGTGGCGAACCCGCCGGACAAGGTGGTCTTGCCGTTCTTGCGGGGCACGTCGACGTACACGCGGCGCGCGACGCGGACCCAGTCGCCGTCCTCATTGCGGTACACCCACCCGAAAACCGGAGCCAGGATGTAGGCGATCTGCCACGGGTCCGGCCGCAGCGGCTGCCCGGCCCACTTGCCTTGTGTGTGCCGCAGACGGGAGAACACGTCGAGGACGCGGTCCACCCGGGCCGGGTCGAACCGCGCACCCCGGCGCGCTCCGCCTTCAGGGGTCTTGATCGCGGGCGGGCAGTCCGGCAGCGGGATGCCACGGGAGTGCAGATACCAGCCGACCTCGGGCGAGATGTGCAGCCGGGCGAGCGTCGCCCGGCTCGGCGGACGCTTAGCCGGTGCCCGCGAACGGGTTGCCTTCGTCGCCACGGCCGGCCCCGTCCCTCTGCTCGATCCGGGTCCGCGCCGACGGGGTCAATCCGAACTCCTGCGCGAACGCCCTGATCACGTGTGCGGAGTCGCGCTGGATGACCAGCGCCGGGTTCCGCACGAAGCCGCCGTGCAGGCCCTTCTGCAGGACGCCGGTCTTCGCCACGAGCGCCGAGGCGCGACGGTGTGCGACTACGGCTTCGCAGTAGCAGATGAGGGTGTCCCGGTCGCAGGCGTGCGCGATGCCCATCGCGGCCAGCTCGGCGACCGTGTAGTCCCAGACCTCGCGGACGGCATCGGCCACATCGTCCGGACACTCCGGACGACCGGAGCGCGGGACGGGTTCGTGGTGGTTGTAGCGCTCGGTGTGCCGGTCGCCTTCGATGATCCGCAGGGCGGTGGGCTTGGGCGGGACCCCGCGTCGGCCCATGTGGATCAGCCTCCCCGGTGCAGGTCCCACAGCTGCGCGCGCAGCTCGGGGTCGGTGGCGAAACGGCCGGTCACGGCGGTGGTGACCATCGCCGCGCCGGGCTTGCGGATACCGCGCTGGGTCATGCAGCCGTGCTCAGCCCGCACGATGCAGGCGGAGCCCTCGGTCTTGAGGTAGGTGTCCAGGGCTTCGGTGACCTGGTGGGTCAGCTGCTCCTGGGCCTGGAGGCGGTGCGCGTAGATGTCGAGCAGTCGCGGAAGCTTCGACAGGCCCGCGACCGGCGCCCCGGCGACCGGAAGGTACGCGATGGTGGCGGTGCCGGTGAAAGGCATGAGGTGGTGCGCGCAGCAGCTGGTGAACGGCACGCCGGTCACCGCGATCACGCCGTCCGACCGGTCGACGGGGAACGTGCGCTCCAGCACGGCGGCCGGGTCCTGGTCGTAGCCCGAGGTCAGCTCGGCCCAGGCACGCGCGACCCGGGCCGGGGTGTCCCGCAGGTTCGGTTCGTCCGGGTCCAGGCCGCGGTCAGCCAGCCACGAGCGGATGCCGGCAGTGAGGTCGGCGGTCATCGGCCCCTCTCGTTTCCCCAGGCCAGCACGTGTAGCCGGGTGCCCAGGTTGAAGCCGCGTTCGATGACGCGGTCGGCGATGAGCTTGGTGTGGATGAGGACGGCCTCGACGGTGGTTCCCTCCGGGGAAATCCACACGGGCGCGTCCAGGTGGTAGCGGTCGGCCAGCTCGGCGGCTTCGTCCACATCGTCCGGGGTCGCGCACACGAACTTGAAGTTCGCGCGTCCGCTGGCGACGAACGCGGCCAGCACGTCAGGCCGGATGCGCCGGGCGGCCGGGTCGCCGGAGTGCGCGAGCTTCGGGCTGACGTTGAAGCGGACTGCGAGGTCCGGTTCGAGGGTGGCGGCCGTGGGCACGATGGTCCCGTTGGTCTCGACCTCGATATCGGCCCCGGCGGCACGCAGCATCGTGAGCATCCGCGTCCACGCGGGCTGGAGCTGGTGCAGCAGAGGTTCGCCGCCGGAGATCACCACCAGCTCGGGACTCCCCGCGAGTGCGCGGTCCACGATGGCTTCCACGGGCTGGCGGGCCAGCTCGGCGCGCAGGTCGAAGCGGTTCCCGTCCCAGGTGTAGGGGGTATCGCACCACCCGCAGGCGAGGTTGCAGCCGCCGAGGCGGACGAAGCTTGCCCGGCGGCCAGCGGAGGGGCCTTCGCCCTGCACGGTCGGGCCGAATACCTCGCTGGCGACCAGGGTGTCCGATGTGGCTGGAGCGTTGGTCACGCGCACCACCCGGCCTGGTTGACGTGGGTCTCGCGGACCTCGACGGCGGTCACCCGGGCTCCGGGGACGTGCTCGAGCTCGCCCAGCAGCTCGGCCACGACGTCGGCGAGGTGGGCGGCCATGTTCTCCACGGTCGGCCAGCCGGGCACCTCGTAGACCTTGCAGTTGTGCTGGCGCAGCAGCGGGACAAGCGGGTCGGTCGGGCCGAGCAGGACCCCGTGGTCGAGGTGGTCATCGATCCAGGCGCGCAGGGCCTTCTTCAGCGGTCCGAACTCAACGACCACGCCGTCCTCATCCGGGGACGGGGCGGTCACGGTGACCTCGGCCCACCAGGAGTGTCCGTGCAGGCTGATGCACTTGCCGGGCAGGTGCGGGAGCCGGTGTGCGCTCTCGAAGTTGTGGCTGATCGTGACGGTGCTGGCCATTCAGGACGCCTCCGTCACGGTGGCGCCGGACTCGCCGTCCTCGGACACGTCGACCTGGGTGGGTGTGAGCTGGTAGCCGTCCTCCAGGACGATCCACAGGTCGCGGGCGAGGTCTTCGCAGCTGGCCGAGCCGCATTCGCGGGCTCCGGTTCCCCACCAGGCGCGGATGACGTCCTGGAGGTCGTGGAACTCGACGTCCCGGTCATCGTGGGACACCGCCACGTGCGCGGTGATGCGGAACAGGTGCCGGTGGCGGTCGGCCAGATAGGACCGGCGGCCGGTCGCGGCGGGCCAGCAGTGGAACCCGGGAAGGGTCACGGTGGTCCACACGGTCACGGGTGCGTTCATGACGGCATCAGCTCGCCTTCGCGTTCGTCGCGGGCCGGGTGCGGGACCTCGCCGAAGTCGGCGTGCCGGTCCTGGAGGGCGCGCCAGGTCGCGAGGGTGTGGGTCATGGCGTCGGCGTGCATCTGGCAGGCGACGTCGCGGTTGGCCGTCTCGCTGTAGAGGAACCGGTGCCCCAGCTCGCCCAGGCGCCGCAGCGCGGCGGACTCGGTCCGCACGGCCGGGTACCGGAGGCTGTTCAGCCACGAGCTGGAGTCGCAGGAGTCCGGCGGGCAGGGCAGGCACCACTCGCAGGCGGACAGGCCGAGGACGTGGATCCACAGGTGCGGGTACTGCCGGCGGCGTTCCCACATCGTGTGCAGCAGCCGGACGCGCGTGGGGTGGTTGGCCTGCACGACGTTGCCGAAGCAGAGCCGGTCGTACCCACCCGCGAGCTGGTCGAAGTAGTCCCAGCCGTCGTTGAGCGGATGGTAGACGGGGATCGGGTTGAGGCCGAGGTCGTGCAGCCGCGCCCGGGTGCGGATCTTGTTCTCCCGGCCGCCCTGGTCCAGCTCGATGTAGCCCCACAACCGGTCTTCGTAGGTTGTGGCCAGTTCGACGTAGCGGTCGAAGAGCCGGTCGAACCCCTGGATCTCGTCCGGGGGCAGGGAAAGCGCCTCGTCCATCGAACAGCCCGTGGCGCGCTTGTGCTCGTTGGTCAGGTTGAAGATCCCGCTGTCCAGCAGGATCACGTGACCTTCGTCGAGCAGCCGCACCATCCGCTTCTCCTGGCTGCGGTGATACAAGTCGTTGACGGCAAGCAGCAGATGCCGGGGGTAGGCGGAGGATTCCCCGGCGGCGAAGTAGATCGGGGTGTCCGAGCGGTCGAAGGCGCCGCCGGCCGTGGCGACGATGTCGGCGCCGGTCACGAGAACACCTCGAACACGTGCCAGACCAGGTGCCCGACCCACGCCTGAGCCGTGGCCAGGTACTCGGCCGCGCCCACCGGCATCGGGTTGCCGGTGCCCACGATCGCGATGGTCCGGTCCTCCGGCTCGGCGGCAGGGTCGACCTCGGCCCAGAGGGTGAGGTGACCGTGCTGGAGCTGCGCGGTCAGCAGGCGCGCACCTGCGGGCATCCGCAGCGTCTGCCGGTCGGCGATCTCCAGCGGGTACTTCCAGATCGTGGTCACGCGGCCCTCCCCGCATCGGCCGGAGTGGACAGGACCGGTTCTTCGCCGGTGATCCGGCGCCACTTCGTCAACAGCCACCCGGCCAGGTACGGCAGCGGCTGCACCATCACCACGCGGTGTTCCTCGGCCTTCTGCGCGAAGGGCGCGAGCATCGTCGGGTACGGCCACAGCAGATCGCCCTCACCCAGCAGTGGTGTCCACAACGGCCAGCCGGTGTGAACGTCGGCCACCACCAGGCTGTGACGCCCAAGGGTCCAGATCTGGCCGGTTGCCGTCTCGAAGTCGGGTTCGCCCACGGTCACCCCGGCCAGCCGCAGGGCCTCGCCCTTGTCCGGCGGATCGCCTTCCCCCGCGTGCTCGTCCTCGTCCTCCGCGGTCAACGCCTCTTCCAGCGCCGCGAGGTCGTCGGCTTCGTAGCCCGTGAGATCGAGCATCTGGGCTTCGCCGAGGTCGTGCAGGACCTCGGCGAGGACCCTGTCGTCCCAGCCGCCCTTGACGGTGAGCTGATTCGACGCGATCAGGTACGCCTCGGCGTCATCGTCCGAACGCGACGCCCAGCCCCGGATGACGGGCATCAGCCACCGGCCCTCGCCGTCGACCTGCACGCCCTCGGGTGCGTCGCGGCCCTCCTCGGCCCACGCGCGCAACTGGAGGTAGCGACCGTGTCCGGCCACCAGACGGCCGGTGCGTTCGTCGATCAGCGGCAGCTCGGCGAGTCCAAAATGGCCGATCGACCGGGCGATGCCAGTCGCGTCGTGTTCCTTCGGGTTGCGGGGCGCAGCTTGCACGTCCTCGATGGGCATGTACTCGACGTAGCGATTGCTCATCGGCCACCGCCGGCGTTCGGGCACGGGATCGGGGTCATCGGACTCCTGTCTGTGAACGCTCGAATGGCTCAGTGATCCGTGGCCCGCTGCGCTTGTCTTGCTCGCGCCGACGAGTCGAGTGTTGGTGTCAACGGCGGGCACACAGCCCACCACTGCTCACCACAGGGAGAAACCCCATGGCCACCAACGCCAACACCACCGCACGCAAGGCCCCGGCCGCCACGAAGGCCGCCGCGCCGAAGCCTGCGGCCCCGAAGGCCGCTGCCCCGAAGGCCGCTGCCCCGGCCGAGCCGAAGGCGACCGAAGCGAAGGCCGCCGAGGTCACGGCCAACGCCGCCACCCCAGCCGAGGGCAAGAAGCCCAAGCGCGGCAATGGCGACTTGTTCGACAAGCTGGCCGCTGGCGCCAAGGAGGTTGACGTCATGCCCGCCACGCCCCGGGGCGGCAAGCAGAACCCGCTGACGCAGCTCGTCCAGCGCAGCTTCACCGAGAAGAAGGCGTTCGCGCTCGACCCGATCGCCAACGACCCCAAGACCATCGACGCCGTCAAGGCCGCAGTTCGGCGCGCCGCCGCACGCAACGACCTGGGCGTGAACCTCAGCCACGAGGTGCAGGCGGACGGCATGGTCGTCATCTACTTCAAGGGCAAGGTCAAGGCCGAGCCCACCGGCGGCAAGGCCAAGGCCGACAAGTGACCTGGTGGCCTTCGGGCCACCAGGGGCCGGGCCGGGGCGTGCGCTCACCCAACCACGACTGAGCCGCCCCCGGTCCCGCTCCACCCCAGCACCTCCACGGCAGCGCCGTGGGGGTGTTTCCCTTGTGTGCAGGTGAAACACACGGTCAGTGGCGTGGTCCACGGAACACGATCGGAACCGAAGATCGCTGGTCCGATCACGCCTGAAGCCCTGATCCTGAGATCACCGAGGAAAAAGACCCGGACAGGTCGCAACGGAAGGAACACCAATGAACACCGAGATCACCACCCGCACCTACACCGTCGTTTACGCCCGTGGCGCCGTCCACATCCAGGGCCTCGACGAGCAGGTCCGGGGCGGGCTTGACAGCCTCAACTACGCGTTGAGTGCGTGCTCGGCACTGTCGAAGAACCAGACGATGTGGGTGCGCCCGCTGACGACGACCGACCTTGCCGAGGCGGTCAAGAAGGCGACCGCGCTCGCCGAGTCCGGTCAGGTCAAGGGCTTCTGCAAGAAGTGCCGCAAGACTGCGCTCGCCGTTCTGGAGGCCGAGGCTTACGAGATCGAGGCGCAGCGTGCCGTGCAGGACGCCCCGGCCGAGGTCGGGGGCGAGTGGATCGAGGACGTGCCAGAGGAGGACGGGCGTCCTGTCTGGACCCTGTCTACCGACTACGACGAGCGGGCTGAGATCTTCTTCGCCGACGTCACCGGTGGAGGCCCGTGCACGTGGCGGGTCGGCGAGTGTTTCCCGGACGGCCGGATCCTCACGACCGGCGAAGCGGGCACGGTCGAGGAGGCGCAGCGACAGGCCGAGCAGGCGTTCGCGCGCGCGGTGGCGCAGTGACGCGTCAGCCTCACGAGGGCAAGCAGGCGCTAGCCGAGACCATCGCGCTACGCGCCCGCGTGCACGCGCGGACTGCCCTTACTCTGCCGGACGGCAGCAAGGCCCCCGTGCCGGTCACCCGGCTGCTCCTGGAAGAGGTGGCCTCCGAGGTGGCGCACTGGCCCTGCTACCGCGACGTCGAGCTGCCCGCGCTGCGCACACTGGTTGCCGCATGCAGGCGGCAGGCCGCCGCCGCTCCCGGGCTCGACATTCTTGAGCTGGATCAGAAGTAGGAGTTCACACGAAGCCCCCACGTCATCACGTGGGGGCTTCGTCGTCACTTGATTCCCATGTCCTCGACCCAGAAAGCGCGTTTGTTCGCCGCGTTGGCTTCGTTGGCGGCGCCTGAGGCGAGGATGGTCAACGTCGTGCCTCCTGAGGCTGCGCCCGAGTTTGCCGAGCACCCGAGCTGGTAAGTGCCATCCACTGGCACCGTGAAGATCGTCTCCACGACGATTCCCGGGTTGGTGTAGACCTGGTTGATGATGCCCTGGGTACGGATCGCCGGATCGTTGATCGTCACCGCCGCGCCCACGGCACTGAGGCGAATGCTCGCCGTGCCATTCGGAGGGTTGACCGCGCCACTGGCGTTCGTGTTGAACACCCAGACCGCTTTGTAGTACCGGGTTGCCCGCATGCCCGTGATCGTCAGCGTCTCGAAGAGGCTGTCGGCCTGGGTCGTGTTCGTGTCCTGAACGTTTCGCTTGACCAGGCCGAGGATTCCCCTGCGGGCTTCCAGTTCCCATCCGCCCGGGTATCCCCATTGGACTGTCTGCTGCGTGTCCTGTAGGAGGGCACGCAGACCGACGTGCGGATCGGGCGGCAGGGCTGCCGCGTTCGGCACCGGCAGAACTGAATCCCTCAGCGTCGGCGCGCACGCCCACAACGTCGAGGCCGGCCACGCCCGCGCAGCCGATCCTTCCCGGCCTCGTACCACCGTGAGCGTGTTGGACGCGCCCGTGTGTGCGGTGGCCCAGACGATCTCGAACTGCTTGTTCGCCGGGTCCTGCAAGGTGATCGGGATGTACAGGCTGGTGGTCAGTCCGGATTGGAGAGACGCGAAGTCGGTGGATACCATCGACGTGTCCGAAACGGCCGCCGGGTTGGTCAGCTGCCCGAACGAGTAGTTCACCGGAGCCCGCAGCTCGTACACGAGCGCCCCCAATCTCATGTACCGAAGGAAAGGGTTGGGGGTCGTCGATCTCAGTCGTCCCAGACGATCCGGGTGGCGCCGTCGTGTCCGTGGACGGCCTCGGCGGACTCGATGTGCGGCCAGAAGACGTTTGAGCGGTGTTCGCCGTACCAGTGCACGTTCGCGCTGCCGTCCGGCCACAAGCACCCCTCGGCGACGCGGCCGGTACCGGAGGCCCCGCTCACGTCGACCTGGCGTTGAAGGTGGAACCGGCGGACGTAGTCAGACACGACAGCTCCCCTCCAGGCGCTCAGGGTTGGCACCGAGTTGGCGAAACGCGGGTTCTCACGCGGAACACCACCGGCGCGGTCTGGGTGCCGTGAGGTCCTGGTGATTTCGACCCCCCTACCCCCGGGCCACCAGGCCGGGCAGCGGCGGTGAATCACCCGAAAGGCTCCTTGCTGCCGGCCGTAGCGGGTTCGGGATCGTCGGGGCGGGTCCACAAACGACAGAGGCAGGAGAAGCTACTCGTGGTCACGGTGACGATGACGGGCAAGTTCATCGCAGAATGGTTCGACGGCACATCGGTCGGCCAGGGCACGGAGCTGGACACCCCGGAACGCCAGCTGCTGTGGGAGATCTACCGCGATGCTCCCGAACGACGGTACGGGCGCAATGGCTCCGCGCACGTGCTGACCTTTCCGACGTCCCTCGAAGGTCTTGGCGCTCTGGACGCCCTGTTCGACTACGCGGACACGGGCGTGCAGATGACGAACGACGACCCGGAGGACAGCGGCACGAACGCGGCGTGCCGGGTGATGGTCGAGCGCGCGCTCATTGCGGTGCGGGAGCTGGAGAAGCAGCTCGGTGTAGAGCCGGGCACGGTGACGTTGTTCGGCATCCGCCGCTGATGTGGAGCCCCTGGGCTACGGCTCGGGGGCTTCGTCGTGAGCGGGTGCAGAATCGCTCGAATGGCTCCTGATCTTGGTCGCGATCACGCGGAGATCCTTTACAGGACCGGTTAAGCGGTCAACAACCCGGACAGGTTATTGAAGGAGCTACCACGATGTTCGCCAAGATCTTCGCCCACGTCGCCACCCTGCTCGTCATCGTCCGCACCGGCAGCGTCGTCGAGCACGCCGTCATGGCGACGGCCTACTTCGTCAGCGCATCGGCCGGTCACGCCGAACTGCTAGTGGCCGTCGCCTACACCGTGGTCACCACGATGCACGTGCGCGCGACCCGCGAGGAGATCCACCACACCGCCTGACCTCGTCGCCGAGGTGGCGCGCGCCCGCGAGGCGCGCTGCCTCGGTTGCGAGATCACTTCGGAGCCCCTGACCTCCTGGTCAGGGGCTTCGCTGCATTCGATGGGTCAGTGGTCCGCCGCGCTCGTACGGTGTCAACCTTGCGCGAATATCGCTCATGTGTTCGACTGGCGACATGGTCTCGACGACGTCTCCGGATTGGTGCACGCCGCAAGGCGACGGCCCGCCGTTCCGGTGGAACATCTCGACCTTGCTCGACGGCAAGTGGAGCACGCAGTCCGAATTGTTCGGCGGCACGCCGGACGGCATCGACGTAGTGCAACTCCTGCGCAACTGGCACACCAGCCACGGCCCGGACGGCCACTGGCGCCTGCTGGTGACCGAGGCTGAGGACGATGACGCGGTCCTGGCCGAGGTCGAGGAGGACTTGTCCGGCTGGGTTCCGCCCCGGCAGTACCAGCGCCTGGGCAAACACGGGCCGCCTCCGGCGCCTTCGTTCTGGAACTCGGCCGAGTTCTTCCCGCCATCGGCGAGACAGTTGCGAGCTCGCCGGGCACGCGAGCAGAACACCGCCGGCCCGCCGACGCCATAGAAGGGCCGGAACCCAGGCGCTTTCGGGCTCGCAAGCCTGCCGGAATCCAACAAACCACCAGGTCAGGCCCCACTCCATACATGCCGAGCCATGCGGCCGGCTTTGAGGTAGCCTTCACCGCCCGACGACCATCCGATGAGGGGCGGACGATGCCGGTCAACTGGTGGCAGCTGGGGCTGACGGCCCTCATAGGACTACTTACCGTTGCGGGTGCCTACATAGGGTCACGATTGGGTGCCAAGGCCAACGATCGCGCAACCGAGCAACGCGAGCTTGCCGCCCGACGTGAGGAGTGGTGGCGCCGCTTCACTTGGGCGGCAGGACTCGCGATGGACGATTCAGCAACGAAGCGAACCCTGGGACTCAGTCTGATGATGAAGCTAGCCCGCTCGGAGCTTGCCCAGCAAGACGAGTGCCAGCTACTTGACGTGTTTCATCAGCGGGTGCTAGGTGAGATACTGAACCCCACTGACCAGACGGGGCAGAACTCATGACTCAACCGCATCGCGTAACCGAGGAGCAGGTAACTGCCGCTCAACTACGTCTCATACTGGACGAAAAGCAGGGGCGATCGACCCCAGAAGTCGTTCGTTCGATCGCAAACTCGCTCCCTGGAGACGAGGTGGCAGGCACTAAGCCGAGCTCAGTTCCAACGGCGCCAGAGGTTGACGAGGACGAGACCGCCGAAACAACCAAGGAAGCCTCACCTTCCCCCTATTCAGGCCTCGAAGGCTTTTTAGCCGGTGAAACTAAGCATGTACGGCAAGTGTTCATAGACTACCCCAATGTCGGCGTTCCGAAGCATTTTGAAGTCGATCCCTCAAACATCGCACAATGGGGCTCTATTCGTCGGCGTGTGGATTTCAAATTCTCAGATTTTACTGACATGCCGGATGTACTTTGGGTTACCCGAACAGACCTAGACTCTGCGGAGACGTCTCTTGCTCTTCTCAGGAAGGCGCTCGCGGCGTCGCAACCAGAAGAACGAGAGCAAATAATACAACGCTTCTCGGAAATACTTCAGCACTCACAAGAAGAGTAGGCCGATAACCCAGCGGGCTAGATAGAGCCACGCCAGTTCCACCCTCCAGGGCTGGTGAGTCCGGTGTGTCGATCATGGCAAGGCTTACAGAGTGGCCGCAACCGGTGCCAGGCGTCGGGGTCGGGCACGCCCAGGGTGACGAGAGCCCGGCGGGTTTCGGGGTGATGATCGGCCACTGTGGCCGGTCGGTTGCACAGCGTGCAGAGCCGGTTTTCGCGCAGGTAGGCGGCGCGATTGAGCTGCCAGTCGTGGCCGTAGCCGCGCTGGGCCGCATTGCCTCGGCGCTGATCGCTTTCGCGACGTTGTTCTCGCCGGCAGGTCGCGCAGGGGCCGGGCGGGATCGTGGTCCGGCAGGTCGGGCAGACGCGAGGCGAGCTGGTGGGCACGGCCGTGGTCCTTGGGTGATCAGTGGCGAGGGCTGCACAACCCGCCCAGGGGAGGGCTACGGGCAGCGCCTCGGCTTGACGATCGGATCGGCGTACCGGGCTTCTGGTGAAGCCCCCGCCACTGCGTGCGGTCCCCGCCCGTGCCGGTCGGGTCCCGCGTCCCCATGCATCCCGCCCGGATTCTGGGCATAGGAGTGCTTGCTGTGCACGGTAGTACAGTCACGCCCGCGCGCGCCACCCGACCCCGTCAGGAATCTCCTGTTATATAAGGGTTTACACCCGCATTCGCTCGGCGGCGGCGGCGTTCGGCGTGGTAGGCCAGCACATCGGCAACCCGGTATCGCTGGCCGTCTGGTGTGTCCACAGTTGGCAGTCCCCGGCGGCGCCATTGCCGGACGGTGTCGGCCTGGACGTCGCACAGGTCGGCCACTTCGTCCACGTCGAGCAAGTCGTCCTGTCCGAATTTCATCTGCTGGGGCACGATCCAGCCCTGGCCGAGGTCCCGGCAGCGGCGGTCTAGTTCGCCGCACGCCTCGGCGTCGGCGCGCATCAGGGCATCACGGTAGTTGCGGGCTACCCGGCGCGCCCGGTCGAGTGGGCTGTCACCGGGCCACGGCCACGGGTCGGCGCGCTTCACGATGCGGCCTGGTGGTCGTGGATTTGGCGGGCGAGGTAGACGTTGAGCAGCCCTTCGCCGGCCATTGTGGCCAGGTCGTCGCGTGCCTGGTCGGCGAAGTCGCGCCAGGTGAGGTGGTCGGCCTGGTGCTCGCGGGCGTAGCGGTGCAGCGCGTTCTCGGCGAGGCAGTGCACGGCCAGCCCGTACAGGTCGGTCACGCCACGGCCTCCCGTCCGGCGACCAGCAGGGTGCACAGCTCCTGGTACTCGTCCCAGGTGTAGTGCCGTCCGCAGGCTCCGCACCGGAAGACGTCGTCGCCGTCGGCGCGCTGGAGGGCGCGGTGTTCGCAGCGTGGGCACGGTTCGGGCAGGTTGTGAGTCAGTCGCAGTTGTCCGGTGATGGCGCGGACGCGGTGGCTGAGGTCGAGCAGGATGACCGCGCCGTCGAGGCCGTCGCGGTCGAGGGTGGTCCACTCGTCGAGGATCCAGCCCGTGTGGACGACTCCCCGCAGGGCCAGCAGCACGCTGACCGAGTTCTCCAGCAGCCGCGCGGCCCGTTCCAGGACGACGCCGGGCCGGCTGTCGCGCGCGGCCTGGGTGTCCCACTCGACGCGCAGGACGTCGGCCACGGATTCGGCCCAGCACTGCGCCTCGTGCAGGAGGGCGGCTTGCACGGTTTCGATGCTCAGCGAGATCGGGACGGGCAGTTCGCGGGTGCCGGAGACGAGCTGGCGGAGACCGTCGCGGGTCCCGGCGAGCGCGGTTTCGAGGTCCAGGTAGTCCCGGGGAATGTCGGCGATGGCCTGGGTCAGGTGGCGGGTGCAGGCGTCGCACAGGCCCTCGGCGGCGTTGATCGGCGCGCCTCGGGTGATCTGCGGGTAGTCGGGGTCTGGTTCGCGCTGCGCGCAGCGGGGGCCGCGGTAGCAGCGGTGGATCTCGGTCATCGGGTTTCTCCTGGTCATCGGCCTGTGTGGCCGGTCACGGATGCCGGCGGGACGGGGACGTAACAGAAGGTCTGCGTGTCGCGACGGTTTTGAAGCGAGGTGAGGAGGTGAGCGCCGTGGACTTGGGTCGGAACAGGCGGGCGCGGTTGCGCCTTGACCGGTTGCTGAGTGCCTGGTGCGCCGACGTGCGGTCGGTGGACCTGCCGAAGTTCGACCCGGCCCGTGTGGACGCGGTGGTGCGGGAGCTGCGGGCGCGGCGCGAGCGGCTGGCCGGGTAGGTCATGTCTGCTGCCCGTACCCGGCGGCGTGGAGCAGCGGCGCGAGGTCGCGCAGCAGCAGCCGGACAGGTACCTCGAGTCGGGGTCCGGCGACGGTGAGCACGTCGGGATTCCGTGCGGTCTCGGCTAGCTGGTGCAGGTCGCCCGCAGTCAGCCAGGCGAACCAGGCGCCGGGGTCGCTCTTGCCAGCCCGGCGTTCAACCGCGATGCCGTAGTCGGCGCCGCTGGCGACGGCCTGATCGGCGGCTGCGGCGAGCACGTTGCCCACCTGGTTGTCCGTGAAGTCCGCGCTGGAGGTTTTGACCTGCCAGGCGAGCCGCGGTGTGCCGTCGATGTCGCCCCGGTCGCGGGACTGGCGGTCGCCGACTCGCCAGCCCGTTCGGACGGTGCGCTGCGCGTCGGGCCAGCCGTGCTCGCGCAGCCACCGCGCGACGGCCTGTTCGGCTTCCTTGCCGCGCCGGTTGCTGGACCGGCCGATCTCGGCGCGGGTACGCCGGTCGAGGGAGGTCATGACCGCACGCTCCGGTGGTGCGGCAGCGGGTGGGCGTAGACGTCGAAGCCGCGCGCGGCGATGGCGTCGCAGATGCGGTTGCGCAGCTCCAAGGCGGCGAAGCCGTCGACGCGGGTCCGCAGGATCTGCTCGATCTCGTCGTCGAGTTCGGTGTTGCGGTGCGGGACGGCGGGGCCGCGTCCGGCAGGGATGACGGTCATGCTGGTCCCCATTCGGTGAAGGCGGCCTTTTCGGCCGGAGCGGGTTCCGCCGGCGGATCGAGGGCGGCGGCGATAGCGAGCAGGGCGTGACCGATACCGAGGTCCAACCAGAGCCCGGCGTCCTCGTGGGACGGACCGATCCGGTCGGACTCGGCGAAGCACAGCTCGGCCTTGGCGTAGTGCTCCGGCCCGTTCACCGCGCCACTCCGATTGCGAAGCCGGGCACTCCTAGGCCGAAGTCGGGGTCGGAGCTGGCGGGGCGCAGCGGTGCGCGCAGCTCGGTTTCGTCGACCGAGCAGCACGGCCGGTCAGGCAGTAGTCCGGCGGGGACGCCGATCCACCGGAACTTCTCGCCGCACTGGGCGCAGGCCGCCGTGATGGAGGCGGAGAAGCCGGTGACGGGGCCGTCGTCGTGGACGGTGAGCCGGGTGACCGCGACGAGGACGTCGAATCCCTCGTGGGGGCAGGGCAAATCAGGGTTGAGGCTGGTCATCGTCGTGTCCTTCCGTGCCGTGGCGGCACGCAGTCGGGGGCGTGGGCGGCGTAGAGGGGGCGGCCGTGGTCGCGGGCACCGGCGGCTTGGTTGCGGCGCAGCACCCCGGCGAGCAGCTGGCCACCGTGGACGGACAGCGCGACGGTGCCTCGCTCGGGCGCGGGCTCCGGGTTGACCGGCAGCGGTTTGCCCGCGGTGGTCTCGGACCACAGGACTGGTGCGCCGCAGGCCGGGCAGGCTGCGCGCCACGGCGCGAGGTCGGCGGGGCTCACGGCGGGTCGTCCTCAGGGTCGGGCCAGCCCATGACCTCGGCGACGAGCCGCCGCCCGCGTGAAGCACGTGCTTCGGCTCCAGGGTCGTGGTTGCACAGTGCGCTGCCCCGGTAGCCCTCGTCGTCGCACATCGAGCAGTTCTCGACCGTGCGGCGGCGGTCGCCGGTCTTGGCGCGCAGCTCGGCGTGCCGGGTCTCGACCCGCTTCTCGTAGGCGTCCTGCTCGGCAGCCTGGCGGGCGCGTTCGCACGCACCGCAGCGGGGCGGGTTGTCGTCGTGCTCGTGCTCGACGCAGCGCGGGGTGGGCGGCGGGGACGCGCGGGCCGGTGTGGACGGTCGCGGGAAGGGCGAGGTGCGGCGCGGCTCGCGCGTACGCGCGGCGCCCCGCCCTCCCGGGGAGGTCTGAAAGACCTCCCGGTCGGGTCGGGTCGGGAGTTCAACGACTTCGTCAGCAGGTGCTTCAGCGTTCGCTTCAGCAGGTGGTGAAGCACCTGCTTGCCGCTTGCCTCGCACTTTTCCGCTGGCCAAGCCGCCTTTGCGCCCGGCCTCGGCCTTCTTTCGCCGCTCGTTCTCCACTTCTTCGCGGCTGGGGTTGCGCTTCGTTCCGTCGGAGTCCGACAGCCATTCGTGGAACTCGTAGCCTCCGCGCACTCGCCTCCAGAGACGCGCGGCGACCAGCTTCCGAGCCAGCTCGTCTGCCCCCACCGGGAATAGCCACGGAAGCTGGTGGTCTGGGATCACACCGTCAGTGGTGTTGTCCGACGACCACGAGCCAGCGACCACCCACAGGGCCAGAGCGGCGGGTTCGTCCGCGAGGACCTTGCGAATCTTGTTGTGCGAGTGAAACTTGTCGTCCACTTTGAACCACGGCATGGCGGGTCAGGACCCCAGTTCGCCAAGAACCGCGTCCAGCGTCTGCTTGGGGTCCTCGCTGTCGATAACCCGGGACAGGATGTCGATCGCCTGTGATGCCTCCAGTTTCGTCAGGTCGTTGGATGAGGTGAGCGTTCGCTGGACGAGCAGGCTCACGGTCGAGAGCTTGGCGCCGCGGTCGGTGACCTCCAGGTCGCCGAGCTGGGCGTGCAGCTTGTCGAGCTGGTCACGGGTGACCGGCTCGGCGGGGTCGGTCGTGGCGGGCTCGTCGTCGGTGGGTTCGTCGTCGTGGTCGGCGTCGCCGGGCAGCGGGGGCGGCGGGGCGGCAGGTCCGGGTTCGGCTGGCGCATCCGCCGGCGGCGGCTCGGCCGTGGTGACCTCGGCCTTGGGAGCGGCTTTTTTCGGCCCTGTACGGCGCTGTGCGGTGCGTTTCGGCGCCGGGGCCGCCTCCGGCGCGGCCGGGGCCGCAGGGGCGGTGTGGGCGGCCGTGGGGGTGTCCGGGGTTTCGCCGTCTTCCAGCTCGTCGACGGTCATGGCGATGCCGCCGACGACGTCGGCGAACTTGCGGCGGCACAGCCGGGTGGTGGCGCGCGCGTACAGCTTGTCCTCGGGGTAGCCGCCGAGGTCGATGCGTGCCCGCTTGGCCTGGTCTGCGGTGAACGCCACGCGGGTCCAGGTCTCCTCGTCGCGGCGGCGGCCCTCGAGGACGGCGCGGGTCTCGGTGACCTCGACGTCGCGGATGTGGTGCCCGGCAGCAAGGACCATCGCGCGCATGATCTCGGCGCTCTTGCCCGGCTTGCCCTTCACCACGTGGATGTGCTGAAGGCTGGTCATGGGGCCGAGGCCCATCTCCCGGCCCGTGAGGATGGCGGCGGTGACGGCGGCCGGGTTGCCCCGCATCCCTTCCGGCACGAACGGGGTGTCGGCGATCTGGATGGCCAAACGGGACACGTCGCGCACGACGAGAACCCACTGGTCCAGCGTGGTGGGTGCCGTGACTTCCTGCGGTGGCCGGGAAACCTGGTTGGGCGGGTCGTAGCGCTGAAGTTCGGTCATCTGGTCCTCGGTCTGCTCAAGTGCGCAGCGACCGGCAGGACGATGGGCTTCTGCGTGGTGCGCGAGGGTCTTCAGTAAGAGGGCGGCCGGTCACCCGGCCAGCGGCAGCGGGGGCGGGACGATCACCTCCCCGACGTAGTCGCGGGAATTCGCGCAGGCGCGGGCGATCTGCTGGATATAGCGGAATTCGCGAAGCTGCTGCGGTCCCGCTTCCATCGGGTACAGGTCGGCGCCGTCGGCGCGCACGTGAATGACGGCGCAGCCGTCGACTTCGATCATGGGCTGCTCGTCGCCCGCCTCGTCGAGGTAGGCGTCGGCGTAGCGGTACCCGGCCAGCTGCCAGGCCGTCTCGCCGAACACCCCGGACCGCGACGTCTTGATATCGCAGAGCAATCGCCTGCCCAGTGAGGGGAAATCGGCGACCAGGTCACAGGTTCCCGCCCAGCCGTAGGCGTGCGAGACCACGACGAACTCGACCAGCACAGGTTCGAGCCGGAACCGGTCGAGCAGGTCCACATAGGCTTCGACGTGCCCGGCCAGCGCGTCGGGAACCTCCACTTCTTCCCCGCCCACGAGCCGTTCGGCGAGCCCGTGGACCTCGGTTCCGCGCCGGGCGGCGGCGTCGCGGTCGGCGAAGCGCGCCCCGTTCAGCTCCTTGAGGCGTGCCGAAGTCGGCAGCTCGGATAGCTCGTCCCAGTGGTCGATCGCGTATTCCGCGGTCGTCCGCGCCGCCCAGTTCATCAGGGCGGGCTTCGGCACGCCCTCGGACAGGATCGTCGTGACGCCGGGGACTTTCACGCCGTGGGCGTCGACGTAGGAGTGGCCCTTGCCGTGGTTCTTCCGCCGGATCGGCGGGGTGTAGTCGCTCACCAGGGGTCGTCCACATCGCTGTCGAACTCGGGGCCGGGTTGCGGCCACAGCTCCGCCGGGTCCTGGTTGTCCTCTTCGTCCTGCTGGTCGAGGGGCAGTTCGACGTTCCCGGTTCGGCGGCCGTAGTGCTCGCGCAGGAGCCGGTGCAGGGTCGCGGCGTCCGGGGACGAGGCCGGGCACGGCTCGATGGCGAGAAATTCGGCCGTGGCCAAGGCCGCACCGGTCCGGGTGTTGGTGCGGATCTCCCTGGCCCGCAGCAGGACCACGGCGGCGTGCACATCGCCGGGTTGCTCGACGAGAGCCGAGGCGATCGCGGGCAGTCCGTTGCGGTCGCCAGCAGGCAGGGAGGCGGACAGCTTCACCGCAGGTTCGTCGGTCATTCGGCCACCCCTAGGGCGTTGCGGAGCTGCTTGAGCCGCTTTTCCGCCGTCAGGGCGCGCGTCTTCCAGGCGTCCCGGTCCTCGGTGACGGCCGTGAGCGTGTCCAGCCGGCCCATGAGTTCGGCCAGCGGCAGGTCCAGCGAGTTGCTGGCGGTCGTTCGGGTGCCCTTGCGCGGACGTCCGGTGTGCTTGCCCAGGTGCGGGCGGATCGAGTTGGGATTCGAGCTGGTGTAGTCGCAGTGCTGACAGCCGTAGACCACGGACCCGTTCGCGAGGGTGAGCACGCGGGTCTGTGGCTGGTAGACCGTGTTCCCGCCGTTGTCGCGGAACGGGGCTTGGCGGGGCTCGTCGGACACGACCGCGATGCCGTTGACCTCGGTGGCCGTCATCGGCGGGTGTCCTGTTCGGCTCGGCGGACCGGTTCCCGCTCTACCCAGATGACCACGCCAAGCAGGACGTCGATGCCGACCGTGGTCCAGCTCCACCAGTCGTGGGCGATGGTGACGTCGAGCAGGAACAGGCGGAATAGCAGGAGTGCGGCGACGATGCGCAGGCTGAGCATCAGGTGGTCCTTCGCTTGCGGGGGAACTTCAGGTGCGGGCGGCTGCGGGTGACCTGGTACTGCGTCCACAGGTCGGGGTGGTCGCGGCGGAGCCGCGGAATGTCGATGCCAGGGCGTTGCTCGATCTCGCGCACGACTGCCGGCAGACCGTTGAGGGTGCCGACATCGGCGTCACCGAGCAGGATGAGGAGCTCGGTTTCGATGCGGTCCAGCTCGGCTCGTGCCCGTCCTGCGGCCGAGCTGGCACGGCGCCACTTCTGCAGGAGGTCGGCGTGCGGGTCGAGGGCGACGTGGCGCGCATCGTCCGGGGCCGATGACCGCGGTTGAGGTTCGCGGTTGGGCTCGTCGGGGTTCACTGTTTTCTCCGAACACGGCGCGGGAGTAAGGGAGGCCAGTGGGTACTGGGGGCCTACCCGGCGGGGCCGGGCTCCTGCGGGTCGCCGGGATCCCCGGCGGGCTCGTCGCCGTGGGGACGCCGGTGTCGGGCCGTTCGCCCGGTCGGGACCTTGCCGACCAGGGCGCGCCAGGCCAGTTCCAGGCCGTGGGCGGCGCGCCACACCAGCCACAGCGGCGCCTCGACCAGCACGGCGCGCACGGTCCGGGCGTGCGAAGGGCGATCAGCCATAGTGGATTGCCTTTCGAAAGAAGAGGTGGAGTGGTGCGCCCGCCCGCCGGAGCGGGGGCGTCCGGACGCGGGCGGGCGCACCTGCGCGGTCGTGCGTCAGACCGCGCGTTCCGCTCGCCGGAGACGCGGACGACCGGCGCGGGTCCGCGTTCTCGGGGTTCCGGCGAGCGGCGGCTTCGGCAACGGCCGGATCACGGCCGTCATGCGGGTGATCGCGTTGTCGCTGAGGGGCGGAGCGGCAGCCAGCGCGGCTTCGATACACGCCAGGTGCTCGGCGGTCGGCCGGATCCCGTGCTCGGCGAGATACCGCTCCGTCCACTCGCGATCCAGGACGGCGCTCACGCGGCGTCCACCTCGTCGCGTGCGTAGGGGCCGACAAGGTCGAGGTCGGTGAACACGAACAGGCTGCCCCGGGGGACCCCCAGCGCGTCCTCGATCCCCGCAGCCGTGTCTACGCGGACCGTCGTCCGCTTGCCCTGCATCAAGAGGTTGATCGCGGTCGGGCTGATCCCGATCTGACCGGCCAGCCATCGCTGGCTGCCCGCTGCCTGGACCCGCTCGGCCAACGCCGGCAGGTCGCGTACACGCACGGAGACCGTCATGCGGAGTGGCCCTTCATCTCACTCGTGGCGCAGCGGTCGGCAGGGGTGGGCGTCTGCGTGGTGCGCGTGGATCACGTTCATCGGGGGGACTGCGAAGCCACCGTAATCACGGTGATCGCGTTTCGTCAACCTGTCGCAACAATGTGACAGCTGTCCACTTTAGGTTAACGCCCCGCGAGGGATCGAAAGGTATCACACGTCCGAGTTACTTCCTAACCAAGGTGCCTCGTATCAGTGATCAACATGGCCTTACACCTGCGGTTACAGGGTGCCTTACATTTAAGGCACCCTGTCCCGCGTGCTTTATAAAGGCAAACTGTTAAAACAGGGAAACAGTGAAACCGTGAAACAGCGAAGCGCCTTCTCGCCGTGTTCGAAGACGGCGAGAAGGCGCTTCAGGAACTTCGCTGAGTCGGGCTATAAACTATGCAATTCGAATGCGCAAGCCACTACCGACGCCGGGACACCAGCCGCCACGCCACCCTCGCCATGTCGAGCACCGGCAGGGCGGCGAACCTCGCCCTGAACTCGGGCTTCGCCTTGGCCGCGGTCGAGTCGTAGACGGTGAGGATCGCGTTCGCGGTCTGTGGGTCGATCGGTACGCCGTCGACTTTGCGAGCCACAAACTTGTCCCTGACCTCCCGCAGGATCTCGAAGCGGTCCGCGCCCGGCTCGGCCTCCGGCAGGCTGTCGGCGAAGTCGGCCATGTCCGCGTAGGACTGCCAGTCCTCCGTGCCCTGGCACGCCTCGCACGTGACCGCACGCGGATCGTCCGTCAGTTCCGGAGTGGCCGCCCTGCTCGCGCACGCGGCGCTACCCGGACTCACCGGCGAGCCGAAATGGACGACGCCCGTCGCAGCGAGGTAGGCGTCGCGCCACCCATCCTGGAACCGGCCCATGATCGCGGCCGCACCGGTGCCGACCGGCATGTCCGCGATCGCGTCCATGACGACCTCGCTGAGCGCAGGAGCGTTCGGCAATCCCGCCCGATACGCCTGGCGGCCCGCCTCGACCACAGGATCAAGCTCCTCGGTCATCGGGGGTCACCTCCGACCGCCGGACTTCCAGCACCCGGTCACGCCTGACGGGATGCGGCCACGGGAACCCCGCGTTCACGGCCACGGTGACCCGGTTGACCTTGAGCAGCCGGAACCAGCCGTCGTCCGTGCGCACTGCGGTCGCGGCCTTCAACTCCTCCTCCGTGTAGGGCACTGGCGGAGACTCGCGCAGTCTTTCCACCCTTGTCAGGAGCATCCGGTGCCGTCGCTCAGCGTCCTGGTACGCCTTGTACGCCTCGATGTCCAAGTCGAACTTGGCGTCTGCGCGCTTGGCCTGCGTGGGTGTCGTGCGCCGACGAATGCCGGACACAATGGCCGGATCGGTCTCCGCCTCTGAGCGAGGCGCGGTGCGCCCCTCGAACTTCACCTTCAGCCGGTCGCGTACCTCTTCGGCCGCCTTCAACTCGGCCTCCGTGATGGCCAGCACCTCCGCGTAGTTGTCGACCGTGACGTTGCTGTGGAGGGTTGTCATCGCGGCTGCTGCCTCCGCTCCGTCTTGTCGTGCAGCGGAATCGGCAGCTCGTGACCGAAGTACGACAGCCACTCGTCGAACGAGCCCCTGTGGACGATGTAGGCGCCGCTGGCCATGAACCCGTACCGGTCGGGCGGGCACTTGTCGGCCGGGTAGGCGACCGTGAACCTGCCCGCGATCTCCCGCACGGCCACGAGCGGCGCGTCTGACAGGACGGGATGGAGACCCGGAACCCCGTCGCCCACGACGTAGACGACCTGCACGTTGAGGTCGCCGCTGATCATGTTGTTCGGGTTGGGACGCAGGTTGTGCGAACTCCGCAGGATCTGCGCACGCATCCCGTACAGGGCGGGCTTCTCGCTGGTCACTGCACCTCCGCCCGAATCGCCCTGTCCACGGCGTCGACGACCAGCATCTGCCAGTCCGTATCCGTGAACACGACATCGAGGTCGGCGTACCCCACGTCGGCGAGCGGTTCGTGATGCCGCCAGACGATCCCGCCGGCCTCCGCCTTCCCCAGACTTCGGCGGCCGTCGAAGACCTCGGCCACCACGACGATGAACGAGAGCCGCTTGCGCAAGAACTCGTCGTGGTCGTGGGCCGAGTAGGTCCCGGGATCGAAGCTGAGCGGGGTCACGCTCCCGTCGATCCGGTCCGGTCGCCTCGTGACCGTCAAGCCCGAAGGGACGGTGATCTCCCACGCCTCCAGTTGCTCGGCCGTGACGACCTTCTCGCCGAACTGCACTTCTCCGTCCCTCAT